CGTGAATCTGTGGCGGGTACAACTTGAAATTTTCGAAAGAAATAAAGATTTCCAGGAGATATTTGTCGTTTTCGGCCACATAATCGTTTTCGGAACGAATCACTACCGGATTGAACATTTGGATGGTTCGCAAAATTTGAAAATTAATGAAATGATTGTAGGATTCGATTTGGTGCCGCACCAAACGATCCAAATGCTGACCACGAAAATAGGAATCGATCAAGACATACGGTTCCTCGATGTATTCGCCCAAATGACTCAAAATTGCCTTTTCGGCTTTATCGACAATCGGCTGCATTTTTTCCATATCATCAATCGTTTTTTCAACTGCGCTTGAATCAATCGTATCATTTCTTTCAAAGATTGCCGAGGAGGGTTCATCCACAATTTTGGTGGATCGCCCCCTTTTAATTTTGACCGGTCTAGATTCCATACTTTTCATACTCGAACCGTATTCGACCTGAAGACTCATTGTAAATATATTATTGCTCATCTTTCTAAATCGAATTCATAATATCAATTTTTGTATTTAATAAAAACATAAAATAAGATAAAAGTAGCACCAGATATGTATTATCATGGACAATTTTAACGAATTTATTGACTCGACCAAAGAAAAAAAATACATCAATTATTTTGATTTTATACATGTAATTAACGCTTGTAATGTGCATTATTACGAAAATCGGTACGACAGTGTACAATTTTCGGGAATTCATCCCAAGAATAAGAAGAAAATATCCAAGTTTGATAGTCTCGGGAAAACATTACATAATCAATCTTCTGCTTTTGCCCCCATCCACAGTTATGAACTGTTTCCACCAAAACTAGATCCACTCGTTCCAATGCATTATGATTGGTCCGGTTACCGGGAGCCAATGTATGGTAGACCGACTGTGATACCCAAACCCGAATTTGAAAAGAAACACGATAAAATCAAGAAACAAATTGATTTTACGGTAGATACACTGGACGATCTACTGAAGCTCATTGAACAACATCCTTATTCTCCAGAATACGAATACAACATTGATTTGAAGGGTCTGCATGCCATTAAACCTGAACTAAAAAAGTTGAACGAAATGATTGGTATCAAATCTCTCAAAAACTCGGTGTTGAATCAACTCATTTATTTTTTGCAGCAGCCAATTCTTGGCAACACCAACGATTTTAAACACACCATTATTTGTGGTCCTCCGGGTACGGGCAAAACCGAAATCGCCAAAATTATGGGTGAAATGTACTGTAAAATCGGGGTATTAAAGAAAAATATTTTCAAAAAGGTCACGCGAAATGATTTGGTCGCCGGGTATTTGGGCCAAACTGCTATCAAGACCAGGGATGTGATTAACAGCTGTCTGGGCGGATGCCTGTTTTTAGACGAAGCCTATTCTTTGGGGAGCGGGGACAACACGGACAGTTTCGCCAAAGAATGTGTCGATACACTGTGCGAGGCATTGAGCGACCACAAGGAGGATTTGATGGTGATTGTCGCAGGTTACGAAGAAGATTTGAAGAACCATTTTTTTGCTATTAACCGTGGTCTGGAATCCAGATTCATTTGGAAATTCAACATGGAGGACTATTCATCGAAGGAGATGGTCGAAATCTTCGAAAAGAAGGTGCGTGAATTGGAATGGGAATTGGTGAGTGATCTGTCCAACAAAAAAATGGTGGAATGGATCGACAGCAAAAAAGAGAATTTCAAACATTTCGGGCGCGACATTGAAATCCTGCTGTCGCATGTCAAAATTTGTCATTCGCGCCGAGTTTACGGGAAACCGGCGGAATTATTGAAGAAGATAACCTTGGAAGATCTGGAATCGGGGTACAAGCATTTCTTGGAGAACGGCAAGAAAAAGTCTCAAGAACGATACTGTAGTTTGTATTTGTAGCACGGCGTAAAAACAAATATATTTTGTTGTAATATTATATATTTTTATGATGTTGGATTTTGATGATTTAACCTTGACACTCATATTTTTGATATGTGTCATCTTATTTAGTTTATCTTTTCAGTGGATATCCTCCCCTTTCTCTACGAAAAATGTAAAAAAAACGCGAGAACCCATGACAAACGATAACTACGAAATAAAAGAAATCGACGATTTTTTAACCCCCCAAGAATGTGAGTTGATCACACAACTATCGAGTGATAAATTATTTAAAAGCAGAGTTTACTCGGCGACGGCGGATGTGGAATCCAATGTGAGAGACAGTGAACAATGTTGGTTGAAAAATGACGCACATGAACTGATTCGGAAAATCTCCGAGCGTGTTGCGGCCATTACGGAAACCAAAATAGAGGATCAGGAGGAACTACAGGTAGTCAAATATAAACCCGGGGGCTATTATCGTCCTCATTACGATGCCTGCGATTGGCGTAAGGAAAATTGCGATCGTTTCAACGGCGACAAGGGGCCGCGATTCATTACTTTTATTATTTATTTGAATGACGATTTCGTGGGGGGAGAAACTCTTTTCCCGAACATTGATAAGAAAATTATACCTAAACGCGGGAAGGCGGCGATATTTTATGATACGGACGAAAATGGGCAAGTTTTAGATAAAGCCTTGCACGGGGGCATGGATGTTTCCAATGGTAACAAATGGATCTGTAATAAATGGATACGCAGAAAAACGCCAGTTGTCGCAAACCAGGCAGGATAAATTGAAGGATGGTGCCTTATTTTAGCCTATATGATGTTTTTATTATAAGAATATTATGTTCAAGAATACAAAATATTTAATGGCTTATATATATCATGAGTGATTCCACCGAAAAACGGGTATTATCTATCAATCCCGATTTATTTAAAGTATCAAAAAATAACAATACGCGAAAAAATAAGCCACCCTCGGAAAAACCTGCCAAAATAAAAATTCGTGACCCCATGAAAACCCATGTTGGTAATTCGAGGACATTAAAACGCAATTTGCTCAATTATATTCGCAAGCAACAGGATCTTAAATCGAAGACCATGTTTCAAGACAAGGAAGTCGGCGGGCACGCTGCACGCCGCGTTGCGGCCGACGAGATTTTAGATAAGGATGAAAACAGCCATTTCAAAGAATCGCTGGATTTTTTGACGAATTTAACCAACGAAAAGGAAAGGCGGGAAAAAATGGAGAAAACCCACAATCAAACTTTGAAACGACACGAATCCATGGATAAATTCGAATCCAATCTGTATAATTTGCCTCACACAAACACGGTGGAAAATGTGCATTTGACTTTCCCGCCAGATATTAAGGGCGGTATTCAACCAGAAGCGGGTCCTGCAATCCCGTGGAAACATTATCCCCCGCCCACGCACGGATGTTTGAAGAACGGTAGTTTGCCCACCTACCGCACCTGGAAAAATCAAACCCAGAAAAATTACGGTACGGTACCGTCCGTTTCTGTGCCTGCAACCTCGGGACCCGCTATTTATGCTCCTCCCCCGGTTCCTCTGGCACAAAAAACCCCCGAAGACATTAAAAACGAAAGGATGCAAATGAAACTACAGGAAATTCAACAGCGTATTGCTGCGATGAAAAATCGTGTTTTAGTAAATGAGAATCAACCAGTGGAAAATGCCGAAAAAAGTGATCGAGATGCGGTAAAAACCGCCCAATCTCAACAGATGCCCGCTGTGCTGGGTAAAAAGGTGGCCGGATTCGTCAATAAACAGCGCAAAACCATTCGTCGCACTTATCAGGTCGGCAAATCAAAGCGGGCACCCAAAGTATCCGTGTTGATTTCCAATAAAACCATTCGTAAAAATGTCTTGACCAAAACACACCTATTGCATCAGGTACCCATTCACGATGTCAAAAAATATCTGGTTAAGAAGGGGTTTATTCGGGTCGGAACGCCCGCCCCCACCGATGTTCTCCGTAAGATGTACGAATCCGCCCTATTGATGTGCGGTGAAATCGAGAACCATAATCCGGACAACCTGCTGTATAATTTCATGCACGCTGAACACGATTTGGGCAACAAATAATAATTTTACTATAATAAATTTTGTGATATAATAGTAAAATGCATTTATATGTGACCATCGCAAAACAGGGCTACAACTATCAGCCGCAGCCGCAAAATTCCATCTTTTTAGGTGTATTTACGACAAAAGAATCGGCCATAAAACAAATTGAGAACCATAAGATGGACCATCATAATCACAGCAATGAACGAGGCTGGAATTATTACGTGTTTAAAACATATCCCGACGAATTAATGAACACTCATGAGGATAAGGCCGTCTATGTAATATACGATTATATACGCAATTGATCGTGCCGTTTATATTTATTTAGAATAAATATAAATACATTTTACTTTATTTTATAAGATACGAGAACCAACATGGAAGTACCCCCGACCCTGATTAACGAATATTTTGAACTCACCAAAACTCACCAAAAAAATTACGGGGAAAATACGGTAGTTCTCATGCAAGTGGGAGCCTTTTTTGAGGTTTATGCTTTAAAGCACAGCGATACCGGGGAGATTACGGGGAGTAGACTCTGTGATATTTGTCAAATTTGTCAACTTAACTACTCCGAAAAAAAGATTTGTGTAGGGAAGAACCAGGTACTTATGGCCGGCTTCCGAGATTACTCGCTCGAAAAATATCTGCCCAGGATCACGGAGGCGGGGTATACTGCCGTAGTGTATGTTCAAGAAAAAAACGGCAAAGTGGTCACTCGACATCAACACGCAGTCTATTCGCCCGGAACCTATGTTTCATACGAGGTGGACAGTTCTCCACAGATCACTAACAATATCATGTGTATTTGGTTTGACCTGGTGAATCCGGTGAAATCGCAAGACATTCAGTATTCAAAACGCCTGGTCTACGGAGTATCGGTGGCCAATATTTTCACGGGCGAATCCTCGCTTTTTGAATACGAGTGTCCTTTTCACATGAATCCTACCACTTTTGACGAGTTGGAACGCTGCGTTTCGGTGTTTGCACCCAGTGAGATTGTGGTGGTGTCGCCTTTTGAACCGGCCCAGATTCAGACCATTTTACAGTATTCCGGAGTCAAAGGTGCCACTATTCATCAGTGGGACAGCCGTGATCTCTCGAACGAAAAGGTGCAGAATTGCACCAAACAGAAATACATTCACCATATTTTGTCCACCTTTTTTGGTGAGGATAGCGTGCAGGTGTGTGCCGAATTCAATTCGTACGCCATGGCAACCCAATCCTTCTGTTATTTGTTGAATTTTGTTCAAGAGCATAACAGGGATTTGGTGCGGAAGATTTCGCTCCCGCGATTCAATAATGCATCTCAGCGACTGGTTCTCGCAAATCATACCCTCAAACAGTTGAACATCATCGATGATTCCGCGGGCCGGGAACACGGTCAGTTATCCTCGGTCGCTTCATTTTTGAATAAATGTTGTACTTCCATGGGCCGACGACTTTTTCAGTACCAGATCACGAACCCCACCTTTGATGTGGACTGGCTGCAGAGCGAATACACAATGATTAGTCGAATGTTGAAAGACATGCCGATGATCGATGCTGTGCGCAAACAATTGACGGGAGTGCGTGACATGGAGAAGAATTGTCGTCAGTTGGTGCTGCGCAAGTTATACCCGGCATCCATATTTTATTTGTATAAATCCGTCGAAACGATTCGCGAAGTGAACGCACTTTTTTCCGAGATGCCGGAATTGTGTCTGTATTTATCGAGGTACGCCTCTTATTTTAGAATCCGCGACAAGTGCGACAGCATACTGGAATTCCTGTCTTCTCGCCTCAACATCGATGCCTGTCGCAGTGTGAATTCACTGCAAAATTTTGAGAACAACATGATTTGTCCCGGGGTTTCGGCAAAATTGGACGGTTTAATCAAAAAACAGGAAACCGATTTGTGTATTTTGAACGAAATAAAAGAATATTTCAACATGCATTTAAGGTCTCAGTCTACGAGTAAGAATACCGACGAAACCGAATATATTAAAATTCATGAAACGGAAAAATCGGGTAAAAGTTTACAGATAACGAAAAAGCGGGGAAATGTTCTGAAATCTATCATGGCGGATATTAAAAATCGCAAGATCGAATTGAATAATTGTCAATTTTCACTGGACGAAGTGAAATTTGTGTCCGCTTCCACCAGTACGGACGAAATTCATTTCCCCCTGTTGACGCAGGTTACCAAAGAACTGTACCGTCTTACCGAAGAAATCAATGTCACGATTTTGCAGGTGTATCAAGATATTTTGAACAGTTTTGAGACCCTTTGGTTCATGGATCTGGAAGATTTGAGTAAATATGTGGCCAAACTTGATGTACTACAATCCAAGACCTATGTGGCACATCACTACAATTATTGTTGTCCTCGTATTTTGGGTGAAGAAAAGGAAAATGAAAAAGAAAAAGAAAAAAAAAGGGAAGGGAGCGAGGGTTCGATGGTGCGGGTGCGGGAAATTCGGCATGCCCTCATTGAGCACATCAATCAGAATGAACTGTATGTTACCAACGATATGGTACTCGATGAACAAAAATCCGGCATGTTACTCTACGGAACCAATGCGGTCGGTAAAACCTCGCTCATTCGGGCACTTGGTATCGCTGTAATCATGGCGCAATCGGGCATGTTTGTGCCTTGTACCGAATTTGAATATCGCCCTTACACGGCCATTTATTCGCGTATTTTGTCCAACGACAATTTGTTCAAGGGACTCTCCACTTTTGCGGTGGAAATGTCGGAGCTTCGTGTCATTCTAAAGATGGCAGACGAAAACAGTCTCATTTTGGGAGACGAATTGGCCTCCGGTACGGAAAATGAGTCAGCACTCAGTATTTTTACCGCAGCTTTACTGGAATTGGACAAGAGAAAATGCTGTTACATGTTTGCCACACATTTTCACGAAATCACCCAATTTGAAGAAATTCAATCTTTAGAGAAAGGTCGGTTGTGCTACAAACATTTGTCGGTCTATTATGATCGCGAATTGGACTGTTTGGTGTATGATCGCAAACTCAAGGACGGACAAGGGTCCAAGATTTACGGTTTAGAGGTTTGCTCTTCTCTGCATTTGCCGAAGGAATTCATGGACCGCGCTTTTGAACTGCGCAACCGGTATTTTCCGGAGAGTCGTGGTGAACTTTCACAGCAACCGACGCGATACAATGCCCAAAAGATCCGCGGCATTTGTGAATTATGCAAGGGAGAAATCGCTACCGAGATTCACCACTTGGCGCAGCAAAAGGATGCCGATGAGACAGGATTCATTGGAACCTTTCACAAGAATCATGTGGCCAATTTAGCGGCGGTTTGCGAGCAATGTCATTTGAAAATGCATCATCCGGCAGCGGCGGCGGGGCCTCAGCCTGTCAAAAAACAGGTGCGCAAAAAGACGACCAAAGGATATATTATTGGTGAATAAAATATAAAAGTATTATAAGAATTCATAGATGTATGCAAGCAATTTTGTACAATTTCGGGCCGCACAAGCTAGATTTTCGAAACAACCATGTAAGGTAACTGGTGACCAAGGACCCACTGGTACTACCGGTTCTACAGGATCAACGGGACCCAGTGGATGTACCGGACCACAGGGTATGCCTGGTACCGCAACTGCAACCGGTGCTACTGGTCCCACCGGTCAAACTGGTCCTACCGGCCCCACTGGTATGCCCGGGACTGCCGTAAACACTGGAGCGACCGGACCGACCGGGTCCACCGGTGCCACAGGTGCCACTGGATTCACGGGAGCCACAGGAAAAACGGGAGCTACTGGACCGACCAGCGCGACCGGACCCACAGGTGCCACTGGATTCACGGGAGCTACGGGACCGACCGGGTCCACAGGTGCCACTGGATTCACAGGTGCAACTGGATTCACAGGTGCAACTGGATTCACAGGTGCAACTGGATTCACGGGAGCTACCGGACCAACTAGCGCGACCGGACCCACAGGTGCCACGGGACCAACCGGCCCTATTGGTCTGACCGGCCCGGTCGGACCCGTAGGTACGACCGCTTTGGGGAATGTTGCCATTGTTGATGCAGTCAATGGTAATAATTCAACCGCCACAGTGGGGGGTAAACCTTTTTTGACAGTAGATGCGGCCATTGCTGCAGTTAGTTCGGGGCAACATGTTTGGGTTCTTCCCGGGACCTACAATTTATCATCCGGTATTACTTTACCCACCGGTGTTTCTTTGCGGGGGTCGAGTGTTCAAACCTCTACAATTCAAATGGTGAATGTTACAGCGAATACTACTTTGGTATCTATGGGAGTAACCTCTCGTATGGAAGACTTGACTCTCCTACTGACTTCGACTGGGCACTATACTCTGACAGGAGTCCAATTTGGAGGTACAACTACTAGTGATGCAAAAATTCGTACCTGTGTCATTTCCGTCAATAATTCCTCCGCTTCTTCTTCGGGATCGTCGACAGTTACGGGTATTCTTTGCAATGGTACCGGTAATCTTGGCTCCGGTAGTTTTTCTTTTAATTCATTGAAGGGCTCTACAGTGAATATTTATTCCAATGGCGGCGGTAATAAGCGCGGTCTTCTTATTAATAATACCAATATTGTTACTACCCGAGATATGAATTTTTATATTGCTCAACCAACTTCTACCGCTTCTACCGGTTCATATGTAGCGGTGGAAACCGCGGATCCCAACAATACAGGTTCTGTTCAATTACGAACTACTACGGTGGGTGTAGTTGTAGCCACAGGTACGCAAGGATATATCTCATCCGATATTTTACAAACGAATCCTTCTACTATCACAAATCCTACCTATTTGACTTCACCTGGTATTCAAATTGGCCCTGGGGTTGACTTGGTTACGAAAACTGCTGGGGGTCTAGGATTTTCCACATTTTGTTATCCTACGATTGTACATTATGGTCTCAAAGGACTCCTTAACGATGGTAACAATAATGGATGGTTATGGCCGGGTACACTTACGGTTGGAGGAGGTGCAACCGGATTTCCGGATACTTCGACCCCCGTCGCTTTTTATCGCATTCAGCAGACATGTTTGTTATCTGGTATGGCCGCTTCTTTGAACAGTGCCCCTGGCAACGGACATACTGTCACAGTTACTGTACAAAAAACACTTTACGCTAATGTGCCTGCGGGTAGTCCCGTCAATACCATATTTACAGTGACTTTTGGTGCAACAGATGTTCAACAAACATTTTATAGCGGTTCGGTACAATTTGCGGTGGGTGATCGATTGCATGTCCTTGTCAGTTATACAGGAGGGAATGGAAATACAGCCTCGGACCTGTCGTTACAATTAGACCTGTTTTAGTGGGGGTTTGGTCCCATATATACATCAATAATAATAATATAAAAGTATCAGATTATATTATTAATAATGAGAACATTGATTGTACCATTACTATTATCATTTTTATATAGAACAACCGGATTTCATCTAACTCCCAATTTTTTCCGACACTGGACCTGTCTCGGTATTCGCAACAATATGGATATTTCCAAACCACTTTCTGTCCGTGTGGGAGAATTACCCCTGGTTCTCTGGAAAAACCAAGGAACCGGAAAAATACTGTCTACCATTAATATCTGTAAACACATGGGCTCCAAACTCGACAACGGTATTGTTACCGAAGATGGTTGTCTGAAATGTAAATACCACGGCCTTGAATTTTCCGAGAAGGATCGTTTCGGGGAAATCGTCGAACACGAGGGCAAGGTGTTTTGGGCCTACGACCCCATCGAAAAGACCCCTTACAGGACCCCCTTTTACAACAATCCTGGGTATACCAAAACTTACCTGGAAATTGACATGGATGCGTCACTCACCGACAGCGCTTTCAATTCGGTCGATCTGCGCCATCCCGAATATGTTCATAATTTGGGGTTTGGCAGCAGCGTGCCTCCTACCAACATTCGTCACTATACCTACACCAATCCGCTCACCTACGAAACGGACCGCGTCGGCCTGGCATTTGATTATCAATCGAATCGGGTCATGCGTACTTTGAACGACAACCAGAGAACCACCAAGAATTTCCACATGTTTATTTATCCCACTTTTACCTGGTCTCGCGTATCCTTTGAGAATAAACATCTGATAGTCGCGGTGAATTTTCTGCCCCTGGCGCCCAAAAAAACCCGATGGATTGTTACCCTCTGCCACAATTATTATCAGTCCGGCCTCCAACAAAATATCATGAAGATGTTGGCGGCGACCATTCTCAGTCAGGATTTTGTACAAATGCGTAACCAACACGAGGAGGATGTTCTCAAACAGGCCATGATGTTTGATTATGTTTTCAAGGACGAAGATTCGATTGTGTCTTTGAACAAGATTTTCCGACAGTACCATTATCCCGGTATCGATTCGTGTGCGGAATTGTATAAAGCAGACCGCGTTCGTCGTAATAATATTATCATTCCTGCCCATAATCATGTCCATGATTATGCCCATGATTATGATTATTATGAAGGCACGATATATGATGATAACTTTCACCCTGCAGTGTAGAATAATTAATTTATACCCTTGAAGGTGTAAAACCGCACAAAAATGCCCTAAAATAAAGAAATTCAAGGTTGGGACTTCGCATACCCGTATAAAGTTTGTTTCATACTACTCGGTAAAGTAGTATGATTACCATTCGTTTCGTCTACATAGATAGGTTGGTCTTTCTAACTTATGTATCGCTTGATAAGCTATCTTCTAGATATTTAAGGCACTGTTACGGTTTGATAAAAAAAGCCACCCATACCGGTTTTCCTCGGCGTGTAAACTCAAACGCGGAGGGATGTACAATAGATGTCAAAGTTGTTATCCACAAACAGAATATAAGGAGTTTCGGGCAACAAATCCTCTATGACAACCGACATGGCCTGGTTGTTATCCTTGTAGATGGTGAGTTCCAGACCTTTGGCATTTGAGACAATGGCGCCATTACTATCGGTCAGATTTTTGCTCGTAAACACGAAATGTTTGTTTGTAACATCCACAAACACGTCCATGCGGGTGTGATGCTTGTTCGTATCGGTGGTTTGGTTGGTAATATTGTACCTCATGTTGTTCATGCACGCCGTCCCATTGTTACCGTTCACCGTAATGCCCATTGAGGACCACGACAATTTATCAAATTGGGCCTGCATGTCATCCAGTGAGAACTTGGGTTTCTTGGTACGGTCGGTCGCGTATTCGCGAATGATTTGTGGTCCAGAAAAGGTGGTGGTGGTGGTGGTGGAAGAAGACATTGATGTATATGATATATAGATAAAAAAATCACGAACCGCCGGTTTCTGACTATATAAACTATACAATTGGTGGAAATGTATTTCATTACTAAATACAGTACCAAAAACTATAAATATTTATGAACGATATAAATATTTATAAAGTTATAATACAAAAATCATGGATGACGATTCATTCATGTACGCTGCCACTATTTTATATTTCATATGCTATGCACCCAGTGTCTACGCCGACTACAAAAATAAAAATGCAAATGTGTATAATTTACCCGAAAAACTTGTATCTTTATGCGCAACAACTTTCGGACTGGTTTATTCGATTCGTATAGATAATACGCCACTCATGGTAAATTATGGTCCGCATTTGGTGATGGAAACAATAACACTTCTATATAAACTGCAGTATATATACCGAAATTGGTCGGCTAAAGATAAAATTTATATTGCCTGTAAAGATAATACAGACGATGTCCGCGAAATGGATGTTGTGACCCCTATACATATGCACGAATTGCCGGTATGATTTTATGATTTTGTGGCGGCAGTTTTGATCAACTGTTTCACTTGGCCACCATTCAGGATTACTAGTCTCAACAGCGTATCTGACAGGAATTCAATGACATTATGATTGGTTTCCAAGAGATCCTTGGCGCGATAATAGGCTTCGTTGACCAGGTTGGATACCTCCTTGTCTATTTGCGATTCCGTCATTTCTGAATAGGTTTTTCCGAAACCCTCTTCGCGATAAAACGCCTGCAGTTTGTTTCCCATTCCGTACTTCTCAATCATTTCTCTCGCGAGACCATTCGCCTGTCTCAAATCCATGGTCGCGCCGACCGAGATAAAATCGTCACCGTAAAACACGGCTTCTGCGGCCTTGCCACCCAAGGCCACCATGAGGCGTTTCATCAACAGGTCCTTGGTATAGAGACCGTTCTCGGCAATGTCGTATTTTTCGGTAAACAGCGTGTATCCCGCCGCCCCCGAATAGGTGGCCTGAATGGTAATCTTTTGTAAATCGAAATAGTCGCTGAAATGATTCGCTATGAATCCGTGACCGATTTCGTGAATAGCAATGCGGTGCTTGGTTTGAGTATCACGACTGTCCACCTTTTTTTTGATGCCGATCTCCGCCTTTTCAATGGCGTCCAACATGTAATTATTATTAATCACTTCCACTTCATCGCGGGCAGCGAAAATTGCCGCCTCGTTCACAATGTTCTTCAGTTTGGCCCCCGAATATCCCACCGTGATTTTGGCGAGTGATTCGATATTCACAGTGTCGTCGATTGTCTTGTTTCTCAGATGCACTTTCAAAATGTCTTCACGGGATTTGGCGTCGGGGAGAGGAATGCGGACAATGCGGTCAAAACGCCCGGGGCGCAACAGCGCACTGTCCAATGTATCCATACGATTTGTGGCAGCCATGATAATCAATCCATCATTCTTGTTGAAACCGTCCATTTCGGTCAACAGCTGATTCAGGGTTTGTTCGCGCTCATCGTTACCGCCCATGAAGCCGTCACGCCCACGCTGTTTTCCGATCGCATCAATCTCGTCGATAAATACGATGCAGGGTAGATTATTACGAGCCTCTTCAAACAACTTGCGCACACGGAGCGCCCCCACCCCCACAAACATTTCGATGAATTCGGAACCGGAAATCGAAATGAAGGACGAATTGGACTCGGTCGCAATGGCTTTGGCTAAAAGAGTCTTTCCCGTGCCGGGAGGTCCCTCCAAGAGAATACCCCGAGGCAGAGTGGCCCCCACCTTTTGATAATAAGAGTTGTTGCGCATGTAGGAGACGAATTCGGTACACTCCTCCAACACCTCTTGAGAACCCGCCCAATCCGCAAAGGTCACATTGGTAGGGACTCTTATCTTTGTCGGCGGTTTTCCTAAACCAAACATTCCTTGGGGCGGTTGTCCCGAAAACCCGTTCATCATGCTATTCATTACAATCATGTTACGCAGGAAAAATATGAACATGATAGGGAAAAAGAGTCCGGATAGCGTACCAAACACATCCAGACCCGGGCTCGTGAAAACAGGCACCACATTGTTGGACAACGACACATCGACCAACTTTTGGGTGAGTAGGGGCGAAATAGTCGTATCGAACTGCACATTGTAGTTGGGAGAGACTGCTGTGACAGTTTTACTGTCCGGACTGAAATAGATGGATTCGAATTGGTTGGTTTCAATGCCGTCGATCAGAGTTTTCACTGTGATGGGTTGGTGGACTGGAAACAGGTTGGGACGGAGTCCCAGAATTTGAGTAATGTGAGAAATCATTATTACTGTGGTTATCAATATGCGCCTCATAATATTATTCTATTATAATATTATCCTTATATTTTATTATGAATTATATATTTCTGGAGTGTTTCTCAATGGTCCGTAAACATTACCGAAAGACGATATTGAAGGACAATGAATTGTAATTACATGTTCTGATATAGTAACTGTTGGATTTGGTTCAATAACTGATTAGTTTGTGATTGGTAATAAGGCATTTGCATAATTTGTTGTTGAA